AGTCGGAGAAATATAATTCCGGCAGCCTTCCAGCTTCTTTGCTCGGGCTCATTCAAGATACGACTGGTGTTGTTGCTCAAGTTTACGCCCACATGGGGTTGAAAAAACACCCAGAACTTTCTAACTGCTGGATCAATGTTTGCGGTAACAGCGCGTATAACACTAGGCACAGACACCCCAGATCGTATTTTTCTGCGGTTTACTATCTGGCTGTGCCAGAAGGCTCTGCTGGTTTATTGTTCCACAGGCCGGATATGCTTTCTGACTACTTTCCAGATAGAGACTCCAACGACAGTAACGCTGTGGTTGTAGAGCTAGACCCTAAAGAAAAAGACTTGGTGGTGTTTCCGTCCTATCTGGATCACTCAGTAGAGGTAAGTGGGTTTATAGAAGGCGAAAGAATCGCAGTGGCGATGAATTTTCGCTAGAGGAGTACAGATATGAAACCGATCTACATGGACTTTGAGACCTTCTGGTCGCAAGAACATAGTCTGACCAAAATGCACCCAGCCGAGTACGTCATGCACCCTGAGACTGAGATTCAGTCTGTTGCTATCAAGGAAGGCAAGGGCGAGACGTTTGTGCTGTTCGGTGAGGATGAGATTCAAGCGTGGGTAGACCGCACTGACTTCTCTGACGCCATGCTGATCGGGCACAACATGGCTGGCTTTGACGCAATGATCTGTGCATGGCGGTTTGGGATCAAGCCGAAGGCGTGGGGCTGCACTCTGGCCATTGCTCGTGCGCTTGGGTACGTAAAGACCGTCGGTGGGTCGTTGAAGAGGGTGGCAGCCGATCTTGATCTCGGTGCCAAGCTAGACCTTGAGGCCACAAACACCAAGGGTAAAAAACTCGCGGACTTCACGCCAGAAGAGATTGAGCGGATGCGTGAATACAACGTGGTCGATACTGACTTGTGCGCTGGTATCTTCAACAAGCTGGCGGCTAGGCTTGGCGCTAGAGAACTCAAGCTGATTGACATGACTATCCGCATGTTGGTTGAGCCGAAGTTTGATATGGACGAGGCGCTACTTAAACGCACACTGGAGAAAATTCAGGACGAGCAGGAGGCGACGCTACTGAAGGTGGCCGAGGCTTTGATGCCCGAGGTAGCTGGTGGGATGAAGGAGGCTGATTTAGTTGAGGAGTCAAAGAAGATTCTGGCCAGTGCTCCGAAGTTTGCGAAGTTCCTAATTAGTAAGGGCGTCCCGGTGCCGATGAAGCAGTCTCCGTCTAACCCTGAGAAGCAGATACCCGCGCTGGCCAAGACCGACGAGGATTTTCTTGCCCTGCAGGAGCACGACGACATCGAGGTTGCTGCCGCTGCGAGTGCTAGGCTCGGCGTTAAGAGCACGATACTTGAGTCGCGCATTGGGCAGTTCCTCGCTTGTGGTCGCTCTGCCAAGGGCAAAATGCCTATCGCACTGAGTTACTACGGTGCGGATACAACTGGTCGGTGGTCAGGCACCATGAAGATGAACCAGCAGAACCTGCCGCGTGTAAACCCGAGCAATCCAAAACCGTCTGATGCACTGCGCAAATGTATGCTGGCTCCGAAAGGCAAGAAAGTGGTTGTGGCTGACTTGTCTGGCATAGAGCTGCGAGTGAATCATTTTCTATGGAAAGAGCCCGCCAGCATGGCGCTCTACCAGCAAGACCCGCACGAAGCTGATCTATACAAAGACTTCGCCAGTAAGTTGTATAAGAAGTCATGGGATGAAGTAATCAAAGCTGAGCGACAGGTTGGCAAGGTCGCGCACCTCGGACTTGGTTTTGGTGCTGGCCCCGGTGCGTTTCAGAAAGTGGCTCGGCTGATGGGCGGTGTTGATATTAGCCTTGAGGAGTCAGAGCAAATTGTAGCCAAGTGGCGTAACGAGTATGGGCGGATTGCATCGGGCTGGCGCACCTGCCATGACTCACTGTCACACATTTACTACGGCCATTATGGTGTGCAGATTGACCCGTGGGGCTTGTGCAAGACAGCCAAGGGCGGGATCAAAACTCCGCTTGGCATGATCCGCTACCCCGATCTGCGCGAAGAGACTAACGAGGACACCGGGCGTACCGAGTGGGTGTACGGCCATGGACGCAAGAAGGCGCGGATATACGCCGGGAAAGTGACTGAAAACATTGTTCAGCACCTCGCCCGTGAGGCACTGTGCGACATGATGCTGGAGATTCAGAAGCGCTACCAGATTGCCCATACCGTGCACGACGAAGTCATACTGGTGGTTGACGAGGCCGAAGCGGAAGACGCGCTTGAGTTCATGCAGAAGATCATGTGCGCGGGTGTGGATTGGTGGCCTGAGCTGATAACATCATCGGAAGGTGATATTGCCAGCGATTATGGATCGGCCAAATGACTCAACACGCATGGAGTTTCAGTGCCCTTAAAACTTTTGAGACGTGCCCTCGTAAGTACCATGCGGAGAAAGTTCTTAAGCTGTATCCGTTTGAAGAGACGGAGCAGAGTCGGTACGGCACTGAAGTTCACCTTGCTGCTGAGAAGTATATTGGGGAAGGTGAACCGCTGCCCAAGGGCATGGAGAAGTTTAAGCCTGCGCTGGATGCACTGAACAAGATTCCCGGCGAGAAGAAAGTCGAGCTGAAGATGGCGTTGACTGCAGATATGCAGGTCACTGAGTTTGACGCAGATGACGTTTGGGTGCGCGGTATCGCTGATCTGGTGATCGTCAACGGAGAAAAGGCACGCATCGTAGACTACAAGACCGGCTCTGCCAAATACCCTGACAAGAAACAGCTTGAGCTTATGGCTCTGATGTTGTTTGAACACTTCCCCGAAGTCCAAGAAGTCAAAGCCGCGCTGGCGTTTCTTTTGCACGACGTTGTCGTCAAAGGGCAGTACAAACGAGCGGAGGCTGCTAAACTTTGGGAGAAGTGGCGAGCTAGAACAGACATGCTTGACGGGGCGTTTGAGCACGACAACTGGCCGCCAAAGACTAACGGCCTGTGCCGCAAGTGGTGTCCGGTCGAGACGTGTGAGTTTAATGGGAGGGTGCGAAGTGCCTAGAAATCCTCGGGACTATAAAAAAGAGCGTAAGTACGACGGCAAACCAGAGGTGAAGGCTCGCCGGGCAGCGCGCAACCGTGGCCGCTACAAACTTATGAAAGAAGGCAAGGTTAGCAAGGGAGACGGGAAAGACGTTGATCACAAGAAGCCGCTGAGCAAGGGCGGCAGCACTAAGCGAAGCAATCTGCGCGCCAAGCCGTCGTCCAAGAACCGCTCCTATGCCCGCACCCAATCCGCCCGAATGAAATAAGTTCTCAAGTCGGGGATCGTCTAACGGTAGGACAGCGGCCTTTGAAGCCGCTAATGCAGGTTCGAGTCCTGCTCCCCGAACCATCTATTGACTCCTCCCCCCGAAGATAAGTAATCTGGTCTGCGCCCTTCCGCATAAGTGGAATGTGGTGTTTATCCCTCGTACGCAAACAACAAGGACAGCAGTGTGGAAATCATTGAAGATCGCGGCTTGTTGGTCAGATCGCGCAGCCACGAGAAAATCACTACAGCAATAGACAAAAGCCGGTACATGGGCACTGACGAGAGCGGCATAGACAAGGTGCTCGTTAAATGGACGCTGGAAAACGCTCGCAAGCTCGCCAACTTGGGAATTCGCAAAGCCCCGTCTCCGATACTCAGAGACTATGACTGGCCCGGCGCATTCAAGCCGTATGACCACCAACGCCAGACATCTAGCTTCTTGACCGCCAACAACAGAGCTTTTTGCTTCTCAGAGCAGGGCTGCGTGGACTCAGAAACAGAGTACCTATCCCCTACCGGGTGGGTGAAGATTTCTGAGTATCAAGGTGGGCAAGTTGCCCAGTACCACCCCAGAACAGGAGAAGCGGAGTTTGTAGACCCCGAAGAATATGTGAAGTTGCCTTGCGCAGACATGATCAGGTTAAAAACAAAATACGGAATAGATCAGCTACTTAGCCCTGAGCACAGAGTTTTGGCTAGATCGACTCGCGGAAAGGGGAAACAAGAAGTTCTACATGCTTCAGAGGTTTTTCAGCGCCATAAAGACTACCATGCCGGGAATTTTATCCGCCCACACGCACCTAAACTCAGCACAGACTCAATAGCGTTTAGCTCTATGGGCGTGCCTTGTACGTTTGGGGCCCCTTCGGGTGCGGGGGTTGGGCTCACCGATGCCAAGCTAAGATTGCAGGTAGCGGTTATAGCTGATGGATATTTTGGCGCGCAAACCACGCACTGCGTTGTTCGTTTGAAGAAGCTGCGAAAAGTCGAGCGGCTAAGAATGTTGCTTCACGATGCGGGCGTTGATTATGCGGAGACAGTGCCTGACTACACCTCAGCACCGGGCTTTCACGTGTTCAAGTTCTACGCACCAATGAGAGTTAAGGTGTTTGACGGGCAATTTTGGCAAGCCACTCAGCCTCAGTTGCAGGTCATCGCAGACGAAGTTGTTCACTGGGACTCATGCACTACAAAGGGTGTCAGATTTAGCACGTCTTCCAGACAGTCAGCGGATTTTATTCAGTATGCTATGGCTGGCACTGGCAGAACAGCGCGGGTATCTGCCTATACACGGAGTAGGCGAGGGCGCACAGAGACCGAATATAATGTTCAAGTGAGAGACACCCCCGTCTTGTCTCTTCGCAGTTCCGAAGAGTCTGTGTGGGAGGAAGCGTCGACTGATGGGTTTAAATACTGCTTCCGCGTTCCAAGCACGTTTCTGCTTTTCCGCCGCAACGGCTGCATTTTTGCGTCCGGCAACACGGGCAAAACAGGTGCGGTGATATGGGCTGCTGACTACCTGATGAACATTGGCGATGTAAAACGCGTGCTGATTGTAAGTCCGCTTTCCATTATGCACTCGGCGTGGATGACTGACATATTCAAGATCGCGATGCACCGCACGGCAGCTGTAGCTCACGGTCGCCCTGAAACACGGAAACAGGTAATAAACGGCCATTATGAGTTCGTCATCATAAACTACGACGGCATCCCTATCATGGAAGATGAGCTCAAAGGCAAGTTTGACCTGATCGTTGCCGACGAAGCTAATTTTCTGAAAACAGCTACCACCCGCCGCTGGAAGTCTTTCAATAAAATAGTCAAAGACGAAACAAAGCTGTGGATGCTGACGGGCACTCCAGCGGCTCAGAGCCCTGCCGACGCCTATGGGCTGGCCAAACTGGCAGTGCCGCACCGTGTCCCTCCTTACTTTACGTCGTGGAAGAACCGGGTAATGATCAAACTCACCCAGTTCAAGTGGGTTCCGTCGCCCGACTCGACCAAGGTTGTGCAGGCCGCTCTTCAGCCCGCTATTCGATACACAAAAGCCGACTGTCTGGACCTACCGCCCGTCACGTATGTCACCCGTGAGATTGACCTGACCGCACAACAGAAGAAGTACTACAAGCAACTTAAAAAGCAGATGATGATTGAAGCGGCAGGCGAGAGTATAAGCGCTGTCCATGCAGCTGCGGGCTTGAACAAACTTCTGCAAATCAGCTGCGGCGCGGTCTACTCCGACGATCAAGAGGTTGTGCAGTTCGACGCCAAAAACCGACTCGACGAAGTATCTGAAGTTGTTAACGAGGCAAGCCATAAGGTCATTGTCTTCGTGCCGTTCCGGCACGCGATTGATATTGTCGCGGAGAGGCTTCGCAAGGATGGGTTCAGCACTGAAGTTATCAGCGGGTCAGTGTCTATGAAAGCCCGCACTAAGATATTCAAAGACTTCCAAGAGAGCGACGACCCGCGAGTTCTTGTCGTGCAGCCACAGAGCGCCTCGCACGGTGTGACATTAACCGCTGCAGATACTATTGTGTGGTTTGCGCCTGTTGCGTCTGTAGAGACTTGGCTGCAAGCTAACGAGAGGATTAACAGGCCATCACAAGAAAACAAGATGACAATCATCAAAATATACGGATCAGAGGTTGAAAAGAAGGTTTACGACGCGTTAGAATCAAAAGAAACCAATCAGAAGACATTGGTTGCTCTTTACGAGAAAGAGATAAAAGGCTAATCCACAACAGCTTCGGAGATTGCAAGATGGACACAAGCAAACTGGTCGCGGCGTATGTCCGCCTTCGTGATGCGCGAAACGACCTAAAGCACAAGTTTGAGGAGCAGGATGCAGAGTACAAGGCTAAGCTCGATAAGATTGAGCAGGCGCTACTCGACCTGACTAAAGAGCACGGGCTGGACAGCATCAAGACCTCTCACGGCACCGCTTCTCGTGTCGTGCAGACCCGTTACTGGGCTCCCGACTGGGATGCCTTTACGAAGTTTTTGGATCAGGACGGCAGCTATGACTTGCTAGAGCGTCGCATCCACCAAGGCAACTTCAAACAGTTTCTGGAGAACAATCCAGACATCAAGCCGCCGGTTAACGCAGATAGCCGGTATTCCATCCGAGTTCGACGAGGTAACAAGTAGTGAACGAGAATGAGTTGGAATTGCTGACAACCAAGGAGGCCGCGCAGTTTTTGCGCCTATCTCCGTCAGCGCTACACAAGCTCCGAAAGGAGGGCGAGCTACCGTTCGTCCAGCTTGGCAAGAAGGTGTTCTTCAAACGAGAGAGCCTTGTTGAGTACGTTAACAACCAAATGAAGATTTACGATCTAGGAGACCAGTGATGAGCAACGAAATCGGAATGTTTGAGGGTGCCGCTAATGTGCCTGACCACCTGCGGGGTGGAGAGTTGTCAGATACCGCTCGGGCGCTTGGTGCGTCTGGTGGTGGAGTCAAATGGATCAGCATCAAGGGTAGTGTTTTTCGTATGATGGTCGGCGACCAGCAGGTTGCTACTAACGAAGACCGATCCATGAAGCTGGTGATTGTCGCGTCGGCTCCGGGGTACGCACGGACTTTCTACGCTGATTCCTACAAAGAGGGCGTCAAGGCGACTCCGGCTTGTTGGTCTGACGACGGCAATGAACCGAGCGAGAACGTCCCCAACCCGCAGTCTTCCCTGTGTGCCACCTGCCCTCAGAATGTTAAGGGGTCTGCATCCGGCGGTGGCCGTGCCTGCAAGTACTCAGCCCGTCTTGCGGTTGTCCTTGAGGGTGACATGAGCGGCGACGTTTATGGCTTGAACATCCCGGCGACTTCTATTTTCGGTGAAGTTGAGAGTGAGCAGCACCTGTCTTTGCAGGAGTACGTCCGCAAGCTGGCTGGGTTTGGCTACGACGTGGTTAAGGTTGTCACTGAGATCAAGTTCGACACGAACTCCCCGGTGCCGAAACTCATGTTCCGCGCTGTACGTCCCCTCGATGAAAACGAGTGGGAGAAGGTTAAGGCTCGCTCGGAGAGCAGCGACGCCAAGACTCATACAGGCCCGCGCAAGTTCAACAGCAGCGAAGAAGAGTCTGATGACAACTCTCCTGCGAACCCGGAGCCTGCTCCCAAGAAGCCCGCTGCCAAAAAGCCTGCCAAGGCTGAAGCGCCGGTTGAAGAAGCCGACGATGCGCCTGAGCCCAAAAAGGTCTCTAAGAAAAAGGAGCCCGAACCAGAAAGCGATGATATTTCTGACATTCTGGACGAGTGGGGCGACGAGGAAGACTGATGCTTAGAGGTCATTTGAACGTCAGCGATCTGCGTATGCTCCTAGAAAGCTCACTGAGTAAAAGTCATGGTGACATTGTCGAGCTCGATAGGGATTTAGCAGAACAGCTTGCTTCGACGCTAGATTCGCTGATAGCTTCTGTGGACGATGTGCCAAAGTCAGGCACTCGAACCCTCAAAAAGCAGGTCAGGCTTTTTAAGTAGGCAATAACCGGGGGCAGGCGAGCCTGCCCCCTACATAACAACGCCGGACGCATCGAATGAAAGCACTACAAGACTTCCTCGATGCTGTGCTTCCCGAGAGTGGAATCTACTGCGTTGTTGGCATCCACGAGAACAAGGTCAGGCAACAGTTCGTTGAAACAAAAGACGAAGTTGCGGAGAGAGCAGCAGACCTAGTTGATCAGGAAGTCAACGCATACTTTGCGGTAGCCTCCTTTGAGGAAGGCAGCGACAAACGAACACAAGACAATGCAGCGTGGATGAAGTCGTTCTGGCTCGACCTCGACTGCGGGCCGGGCAAAGAGTACTCCTCACAGGACGAGGCCGTTTCGGCTTTGTGGGAAGACTTTTTGCCGATGTCAGGTCTACCGAAGCCGCTTCTGGTCAGTTCTGGTAACGGGGTGCATGTTTACTGGCCACTTCACGACAGCGTGGGCAGCGAAGACTGGCTTCGCATCGCAGGAAAGTTAAAGGCTGCATGTCGTTTTATTGGCCTTGAAGCGGACCCTGCAGTCACGGCGGACTCCGCACGCATACTGCGGCTTCCATCCACAGTAAATTTCAAGGACGCTGAGAACCCCAAAACAGTATTCGTCATGGGCGACGAGTACGAAGTGACAACGGCTGATGACATAGAGACTAGCCTTGATGCGCTTGACCTGCCCCGTGAGGAGTCAACACCAAAGCGCGACTACGGGGAGCTTAGTGCTACTGCAAAAGCGCTTATAGGCGCTCGCACTTCAAAGTTTAAAAAGATCGCACGCCGCAGCTTGAAAGACACGGGCTGCAACGCCATCAAGCACATAATCATGAACCAAGAGGGCATCGACGAGCCTCTTTGGCGTGCGGGTCTATCCGTTGCATGGGCTTGCGAAGACGCCGATGAAGCTATTCATCTGATGTCTAAAAAGTATTCTGGGTACACCCCGGAAGCTACGCTTGAAAAAGCCAAGCTGACCAAGGGCCCGTACACCTGCGAGACCATTGGCGACATTATGCCCAGCCTGTGCGATGGCTGTCCGCACAAGGGGAAGATAAGCAGCCCTATACAGCTTGGCAGCGAAGTTAAGCGCGACGAGAACGGGCTGTTTATGCTTGATACTCAGCCAAATGACGCCTCTGAGGAGGACAATTCAAGCGAGGACGACGAAGACAGTGCTGACACTGAATCGCAGGATGACGACTCTTCTGCCGGGTTCAGACCCCCATTCCCTTATTTCAGGGCGCACGGCGGTGGTGTTTACAGGCAGGAAGGGTCGGGTGACGACGCTCAGGAGATCAAGGTCTACGAGTATGATCTCTACCCAGTGAAGCGTGTTTTTGACCCGAACGATGGCGAGTCGATTGTATTCCGCCTCCACCTACCCAAAGACGGCATTAAAGAGTTTACAGTTCCGCTAAAGCGGCTTATGGCCGGAGACCAGTTTAGGGAAACGTTTGGCGGTGAAGGCGTGGCGGCCACACAGAACCAAATGAAAGAGATTATGAACTATACAATTAGATTCACTAAGGAGCTACAGAAGCTGCAGCAGGCACATCAAGCTCAGCTTCAGTTTGGGTGGACGATAGACCGAGACAAGTTCATCGTCGGCAACCGTGCCTACATCAAGGGCGACAAGTATGAACACAACCCCGCGTCTAGCACTACGGTTGATTTGATCCGGTACTTTGAGCCGCAAGGCACTCTGCGCGAGTGGAAGTCAGCTTTCAACGTGCTGGCTCGACCGAGGATGGAGCCCCTGCAGCTTGTCGCCGGTTCCGGTTTTGCCGCTCCGCTCATGGCGTTTACGGGTCTGCCGGGTGCGACCATCAACCTAATTAGTAACCAGTCAGGCACAGGTAAATCTACGGCTGGCTACTTGGCTATGAGCATATTCGGCGACCCCAAGGGAACATCGTTGATTGCGGAGGATACGCATCTGTCGAAGATGCACCGCATTGGCGTGATGAATAATCTGCCTGTGATGTCAGACGAAATGACCAATCTGGCACCCGACCTGCTCTCCAACATGATCTATGCCGTGTCTCAGGGGCGTGCTAGGCACCGTATGGAGCGCGACGTAAACCGGGAGCGCAAGAACATTAGCTCGTGGAAAACCATTCTGCTG